TCCTGTTCTGGCGTCAGGTCGATTAATTCCTGCAAAGTTGCCATATCACTCTCCTTTGATGCCAATGTTTACAGCCAGACAAGCCTCTTTGAGCACCCAGTCAATAGCGTCTTTCCATGCTCCGGTTTCGACTGACGGATTTTCACGCTTAACCTGTTCATAGAAGCGCACTGCTTTAACCAGTCCTTCCGGTACTACTGGCGATGGCTGTTTAGCTTCTAAATCAGCAATTCTGTCAACCACGGCATCGACAGCATCTGAAAAGCCGAACCAGTTACTCCACTCCGGTCTGTCCCCGGTTGCTGCAAAGTACATATCAGCTAAAGCAGACTCAGCATGGTCACGCTCATTGATGAGTTGCTCTTCGCTTTTCTCCAGTTCAGCAATACGATTACTTCCATCCGAGATAACACCTTCGTAATACTCACGCTGCTCGTTGAGTTTTGATTTTGTCTCCTCAAGCTCAACACGCAGCTTCCCTACCGTTAGCGCAATATCCTCGTTCTCCTGGTCGCGGCGTTTGATGTATTGCTGGTTTCTTTCCCGTTCATCCAGCAGTGCAAGCACGGTAGCCGGATTAGCCTTGGCAACAAAATCCCGGACTGGCTTACAATCAATCTCCGCAATGGGTTGATACGATGTGTAGCCATGCTGTCTTGTATAACTACCGTGACGAATAACGAAAAAATCACCATTTATTTTTTTAGCCTGCCACTTATCTTCACCGGCTTTCTCTGCCGCTTCACGCAGTGCATGATAGTTAATTTTGATCACTGGTTGCCTCCTTTGCTGGGCTTTCGAATGTATCAAGCTCAAACAACTTAACCACGTCATCAAACAGGACATAATCGCCATCAGAATCTTCAGTCATGTCAGCGCCACAATCCTGACCGCACGAGTCACAACCATCCATATCAAGCTCGTATCGCTTCAGGTTTGCGATATTTGATAAATTCAGCGCCAGTACAGCCAGGTCATAAACCTCTTCGGCAGTGACATCGCTGTTCAGTCCCATTTCATGGCGATATATGATTTTTCCTACTCGTTGTTTTGTGATTGTCATTTTTGCTCACCGCCCTGTTCTTCCAGAAAAATACGCATAGCCTCAAGCATCTCTTCGGTGTCATACGGTGACAACTTGTCACGCAGGATGTGTTCAATGCTGTTAATGAACTTGCGGATTGCTTTGCGTTCAATTTCAGCCAGGAAAGCGTCGGTGGCTTGGGTTTCGATATCGTTAATTTCAGGAAGAATCTCTTCCCATGTAGCGATATCGCCATTCAAATGCCATCCGGCAATTCCACTGGAGTTATCCGCAACACTGCGAACGGCTTCAATAGTTTCATGCATTGCCGCATTCTCCGCTGCCAGCGCCGAAAACTTCTCGTGTGCCAACTTAACAGCCGCATCAGCCTGCTTAATTGACTCAATCGCTTTCTGCTGGTCTTCGGCCAGCGCATTAGCACGCACCAGTTGCACTTCCAGTTGCGTTGCCAAATCGCTGATCAGCTTTGCCACACTGCGCATATCAACGGCACCACATTCTGCTTTCAGTTCCGAAGCCATCTCATGCCCGGCGGCAACTAACCCTTTGATATTACTTTCCATCTTTACCCTCGCTTATCCACATAACTTATTGATTACATTGATAACTAAAAAGATCGTCGATTCAGAACTCTTCGATGTTCCAGCCACCACCTGCTTTCTTTGGTTTAACCGTTACCCCGATGATTCGGAACGGATACTGATCTGCGGCGACTTTGGTTTTCACCCTGGCGTCGTCGGTCCAGAAACCTTTCACTTCGTGCAGTTCCATCTCTCCGGTGGCGAGCATCACAGCGAAATCGGGCGTATAGAACGTGTTGTCAGCTAACCGCAGCTTGATACCCTCGAATCGATACCAGGCGATTTCCCCTGCACGTTTACGCAGCTCAAGGTGCTGGCAATACGCAGATTCTGTTTTGTTCATCTGGCCTGTTTTGAGTCGACCAAGAGCCTGTATCTGTTTTCTCATGATTTACCTCTAAGGTAATTAAAAACCATATAAGACACGAAATCAATAGAGTTTAGAATATTTTGTTACCTTGTAGGTAATTGTTGAGGCGTAAAAAAATGCGCTATCGCGCTGGTATTACTTGATAAATCCTGCCGCCTTTCCCCGCCTGTATTCCTCCATCAGCCACTGCGCCGGTGTTATTCCCCCAAGGGTGGCGGCGTTAGGCATGCACCCGAAACTTCGCCCTGGTGGATGGTAAACGTCTCTCCCTGTGTCCGGAGGTGTACTCATGGGTTCTGGCTTTGCCTGTATGCTGATCACCGGATCGGGTATCTGCTGTCCGGAAGCCACCTTTTTCGCCCAATCATCGAGCAGCCTGCGCGCGTGTTTCTCAACCTCAATCTCGCTAAGCTGGCGCTGATACATTGCACGGCGGGTATCACATACGACCCAGTACATAACCGGATGTCGCCACGGGAATCTTTCGGGACCACCAGGATATAAACTTTTTTCCTTGCTGTACCGGTGAAACTCCGCCATCACATCGTCAATGGTGACGCCAAGAACCATCTTGCTGTCTTTGCACCACTTGATGAATTGCCCAGGCGACGGCCAGAACGGAGATTCACTGGCGCGGGCGTGGCGCATACCAGCGTTAACCTGTTCCATTGTTGTGATCCCATTCTCCAGAAACGCAAGCATCCATTGTTTTCGAAATTCGTTTAGCTTTCCTTGCTCGCTGATAGCAGCGATGCTGCCTGGAAATGCAGCCTGTAACTGGACAAACATTTCGTTGAAAATTCTTGCAACCTGCTCCTTCTTTGCCCTTTCATCGTCAGCAGAAGCAACCGCCGTCGAGTGGTCATGCCCACCACGAAAGCGATCGTACTCATTAAGAAGTTCTGGAGTTGATTTCATCCCACACCTCATCTATCCAGTCAGTGTTATGCCAGTCAAGGCTCTTTCTGACTTCACCTGATTTCTGTCTACAGAACTGGATGCGCCTTGCCAGCTTCTGCTCCCACTGTGCCTGATGGTATGCCTTACCCTCAGCCATCCAGTAAATTCTGAACTCTGCAAGTTCCTGTGCCGTTGGCAGACTGTCCAGGTAGATCCCCTGCAATGAGCTTTTCCGAAGAAAGTCATCTGATGGTTGCCATTGTTCATGCATGACAAATTTGCCTAATTGCCCTGGCCCACCAGGAGGAACAAAGTTATTCATCACGGCGTTGTTTGCGCCGGGGTCATGAGGAACAGAATCCCCGGTTTTTGTCCTGCTCTCCCTCTCTTGGTTAAATGACTGGTTATATGACTGGTTCTGGATCCCGTTTTTGGGATCATTCAACATCCCGTTTTTGGGATCATTCAACATCCCGTTTTTGGGTATATTCCCGTTTTCGGTAACATTACCGTTTTCGGGTTCATTGCCCCCCTCCCGGTTGCCTTTAATGTTCCCGTTTTTGGTTATATTAAGAGAGAAAACCCGCACTCTTTTTGTCGCTCCCTTTCTCTCTCCGGTATCTGAAATAAGCCCCATTTTCATGAGCGATATAAGCCCGGCCTGCACGGTTTTTTTATTCAGGCAAGTGTCTTTAACGAGGCGTTCTATGCTGGGGTAGCAGAGGTTATATTCATCGGCTCTGTCAGCCATCGAGAGCAGTATGAGCTTTAATGATGAGCTACCTGGATCTGTCTCCCAGGCCCAATCTGTTGCATGTCTGCTCATGATTAATCTCCGCTATCAGCTTGAGTGTTGTGGGGAGGAATTAATCATGATCTGCTTAATCTCTGCCCTGATGCGACGGTTTGATTCCATGGTGCACTCAACACAGTGTCCGTTGTAAACCCAGCGTTCACTGTCATGTCCGTGCTTACATGGTTTTCCGGTGTAGTAGCGTTTAAGTCCGCGCTTTGCGGCATCAATACGTGTAATGATTTCCATGGTAAGCCCTGTTATTAGTATTGGGATTACGGTTATTTTGTGCTGACACAAAAAAAAGATCAACCAGATTTGGTTTTTTATTACCCTTAAGGTGCGAATAGATATGAAAAGACCGCCGGATGGCGGTCTACAGAGGGTTGTGGCTGGATATCATGAGTAGAAGAAGTATGCCAGTTCTGCTTTTGAGCGCAGCCATTGTCTTGTTTTACAGGCTTTAAAAAGCCCATTCATCAATACTTTACCTGGCATTTTGCGCTTGCCTGTTAAGTGAGTCTGGATATAGTGACTCGTCGTTCCGGCTTCCTGTGCGAAGGCTTCACGCTCATCCGGAGTAAGTGCAAGCCAGTGCTTTTTGAAATCGAAATGTCCGTTATCGCTCATAGCTATTGCCTGATATTTATTTCAGATAATAAATATTCACCCATAAGGTAACAAAAATCAAGGATAGTTACCTATGAGGTGCATTTACCTGTTGGGTAATATTGCTTTAAATTGAATCATCTACTGATTCATATATGAGGCGATTTTCCAGAAAATGAAAAGTATCCAGGACGTCCGCAGGCAAAATCTCAACGACTTGATCGACCGTGAATTCAATGGTGTTCAGACGCGGATGGCAGAAAAACTTGGAACTCAGGCAAATCTGGTAAACCGCTGGGCTCTTGGCAAGAAGGTTATCGGCGACCAGGTTGCACGAAAAATTGAAGCTGCCGCCAATAAACCCCGTAACTGGCTTGATATTGATCGTTCGCTTTCTCAGGAGGGTTTTCAGCCTGTCGGCCCGAGCGATATAGGTCAGCTGGCGGCTCACAACCTGGAACGCTGGATGAGCGAAAGCCGCGACCTTTCAACACAGGGAAAACTTCACCGCGCATCCGGCGTCGCCCAGGTGACAATCAGCCGCCTGTTAAACAATGAGGTCAGCGTTTCCATTTCCACCCTGGAGAATGTTGCATCCGCATTCGGGCGTCACGGATATGAACTACTGATTCACCCGCACGACCCTGCGACTATCAACTATGACCGCTCACGCTACGCATTGTTACCCGAAACCGAGAAAGCAAAGATCGAAAGTTACATTGAATTTGTCATCAACCAGAACGAAAAAAGCAAACAATAAAACTATAGTTTTCAGTAAGTAAGCCGCCTCATGGCGGCTTTTTTATTGCCAGATAGATTACCTTACGGGTAATTTTTTAACTCATATCTATTGACACCAAACCAAATAAGCATAATTATTACCCCAACGGTAACAGACCGAGGTAACAAGTTATGCAGTGGAAAATCATCAACGGTTGGTACTGCGTTACTGCATGCGGATTCATGAGCTGGAAGTTCCGCACCTTACAGGAAGGCATTAAGTGGGCTTTCGTCAGCAAAGAAGCTCGCGATGTAGCCAACGATAACGAGATATGGGAGGGCTGATAATGAACGTTAATCAGCAGAAAAATCTTCAAAAAATCATGCTGGCATTCGACAAGGACTACCGCCTGTCAGAACAGCTATATGACCGACAAGTTGAACTGATTGAGAGCATCCGACTTCATCAACTGTCCTCAACTTTCGACGTTGTAACAGGCAAAGGCGTTCGTCAGGAAGTGCTGGAGGCTGCTAAAGACAGCCCTGAGTTCGAAGAACTGATGGATGCCTACCGGCGCGAGGCAATGGCAATTATAGCGCGCTGGGATCTGGCGGATCAGCTTGATGGGCAGAGGGACGCGGCATGATGCGGAACGCTGGAATCATGGATAGAACAAAATACATCGGAGGAAGCGATGTTGCAGGGATTCTTGGAATTAGCCCATGGCGCACCCCGCTTGAGGTTTATCTGGATAAGGTCCAGCCACGTGTCAAACCAGTAGACCCAAGCAAGCAGAAAGTTTTCACGCGTGGCCAGCGTATGGAGCCATACGTAATAGACCTGCTTTCTGAGGAAACAGGGATGGAAATCGTTCATCGCGGAAACCGCTATATCCACCGTGATTACGATTTTATTGCAGCTGAGATCGATGCAGAAGCAGCGTCAGGCGAGAACATTGAGATCAAAACAGTTAGTCCGTTCAAAGCCAAAGAATGGGGAGAAATCCAGACAGATGCAATTCCTGTGCATTACACGGCCCAGGCCATGCACGGGTTGATGGTTACAAACAAACAGGTATGCGTTTTCGGTGTGCTTATCGGTGGCGACGACTTCCGAATCTATCGGGTTGAGCGTGATGAAGAAACTATCCAGGCGATCTTAGAAAAAGAAATCGCTTTCTGGGACCGAGTGAAAAATCTTAACCCGCCGGAAGCTACCAGCGTAAGCGATGTATCGCTGATGTTTGAGAAAGATGCCGGGACAAGTATCGAGGCTGACGGAAAGGCACTCGCACTATTCAACGATCTACGAGACATGAAATCACGCAGAAAATCACTGGAAGAAGAAATAGCTATATCAGAAGAGAAGCTGAAGATGTACATGCAAGAGCACTCAGTCCTGACCCTGGACGGAAAGCCGCTCTGCACATGGAAATCTCAGATCAGCAACAGATTCGACCAGAAGCTATTCCAGTCAGTACACCCTGAGTTATTCGAAAAATTCAAAACAACAACGACACAACGCGTCTTCAGAATGAAGTAAGGAGAAAAAATGTCTATCAATGCACTTAAGGCAGCGGCTACCGGTAACCAAGTTGCACATCATAATGAGAAACCAACAACTCTGGCCGGACTTCTGGCAGACCCAAAAATTAAAGCTCAGATGGCTTTGGCACTTCCAAAGCACATGACAGCAGACCGTCTGGCGCGCATAGCAACCACAGAGATCAGAAAGGTTCCAAAACTTGCATCATGCGACCAAGCCAGCTTCCTGGGGGCAATTATGCAATGTGCCCAATTGGGTCTTGAACCAGGCGGAGCTCTTGGACACGCTTACCTGATACCGTTCGACAAACGCCAGAAAGTAAATGGAAGATGGGAAACCGTATCTACAGAAGCACAGCTGATTATCGGCTATCGCGGAATGATTGACCTTGCCCGCCGCTCTGGGCAGATCCTGAGTATCTCGGCTCGTACCGTACATACAAACGACAAATTCAGCTACTCATACGGCCTGGAAGAAACGCTCGAGCATTTACCTTGCGAAACAGGTGACCGCGGAGAATTAACGCACGTTTACGCCGTTGCACGACTGAAAGATGGCGGAGTCCAATTTGAAGTTATGAGCCGGGCAGACGTTGAGAAAGTTCGTGCACTGAGCAAAGCCGGTAGCAGTGGCCCATGGGTTGATCACTTCGATGAGATGGCTAAAAAAACAGTAATTCGCCGACTGTTCAAATATCTTCCTGTTTCTATTGAAATGCAGAAGGCTGTTGTTATGGATGAGCGCGCTGAAGCTGGACTTAGCCAAGATAACGCAGCTGTTATCACTGGTGAATATTCCGTAGTTGACGATGAGCGTCAACACCTGTCGCCAATTTCAGATTCAGAACGAGAAGAAGCTCGAGAATATATCATCGCGATACTTAATAGCCTGGATCCATCTGCTGAAGATGCAAAAACGATGTTCAAGCGCGCTGAAAATGAAATTAACACCATGGCTGAAAAGCTCGGTGATGAATATCACCAAAAATTCATGATGACGCTTAACGATATGCGTCCAGAATTCGAGTAACCACCACCGCGGCGCCACGTGCGCCGCACTGCAACCAAGAGAGGTATTTATGAAAGGTGCATTAGGTAAGAAGGAACTCCTGGCGGTGGTGCCACTGTCATGGAGCACTATCGACCGTATGGAGCGCGCAGGGGAATTTCCTAAACGCTGGTATATCACTGACAAACGCTGCGCATGGAACCGTGATGAAGTTGAGCGTTGGCTTGATGAACGTCAGGCAGCAAGCCCGGCAGAGTTCCAGGGTAAAAAACCTCCTGTTCAGCAACGTGTATATCGTCCTGTGAGCAACGCTGCATGAGTGCGCTGCTAAGGCACTGGAGCAAATGGTCAGGATGGTACTTATTCCTGGCCTCTGTTTCAGCATGGCTTTATCTGCTGGCATTAATTTTCAGAGAGGGTTGGATTAAGTGAGAAAGTTAAGCCGACTTGAAAAATATCACATGAACAAGGTTTCAATGCGCAGCCCTTCAAAGGTTGTTGCCGTTACTCCTGCGGCGATAGAGATCGAAAAACGCGCGATTGAAAGAGAGAAAAAAGGGCAATTCCGCATTGCCGCTCACCTTTGGCTTCAGTGTATGGATGTTGCTTCTGGTGATGTTGAACGTGCAAGGATCGCGGTTCGCAGGGACCAATGTATCACAAAAGGTAACGGCCTTCGCCGTGGCGACTATAGCGGTATAGGATGTTGCGGGGTGGTTTATGACTAAGAAATACACACTAATCTATGCAGATCCACCCTGGGTATACCGGGACAAAGCCGCAGATGGTAATCGCGGTGCCGGTTTTAAATATCCAGTTATGAGTGTGCTGGATATCTGCCGCCTTCCTGTGTGGGATTTGACCGCTGAAAACTGTCTGTTGGCCATGTGGTGGGTGCCAACACAACCACTCGAAGCACTAAAAGTTGTTGAAGCCTGGGGATTCCGTCTGATGACGATGAAGGGCTTCAC